TTATTTCGCAGCTTTCAGTCCATACGACCACGAAGAAGCGCGCGTCTGCATCGGCCAGTTGAACCTATGGCTTCGGTTGCGAAATGGCGGTCCCCTTGGCGGCGTAGTCAGCCAGCGTGGCAACGGCGGCCGCCCAGCCGGTTTTCGCTGCTTCCGCGCCGTCGGCGGCCGCTGCACCGGCGCCGCCCGCTGCTCGTCCGGCCGCCGTGATGACTCGTCGAATTGATTGGCATCATCGGCAGCACCTTCAAGCGCCGCTTCGCCTTCGGTTCCTGCACCGGCGACTGCAGCCTGCAACGCCTGCCAGCTCGTGAGCGGAGCCAGCGCCCCGGCCGCCAGATCACTGGCCGCAGTGCGATAGGTGTTGGCCGAGGTCAGCGCCTCGCGAGCAATGTTGTTAAGCCCCAAGTCCGGTACGGCGAGCGGGTTGTCCTCGAAGGCCCGGTCAAACGCCTCTTTCGCCGCCGTTCCGGCTTGGGTGGCCGCCCCGGCGAAGCGGTTCTTGATCGCGCCAAGGTCCAGATCGCCGAGCAGCGTGATGCGGCGTTCCGAGCCCAGCGCTTCCAGCCCGGAATTGACCCCTTCGATGAAGCCGTTGATCCGAGAAACCACGCCGTTCAGCATGCTTTCCACGCCTTCGATCAGGCTGTTCGCCGCCTGAAACGCGAGATCGCCGATGGCGGCAGGCAATAGGCACCAGGTTGCCCTGATTGCCTCGAGGGCACCCTCAAAGGTGTTGGCGGCGGTATTGCCGAAGCCCACCACGCTTTCGATGGCACTTTGCATGCCGCTAGCTGCATCCGCCTTGATGTCGAAAAACATCGCACTGGTGGCCGCCCCGGCTGTAGTCGCCCCCATCTTGATCCGTTGCCAGACCTCGACCACGGCGTCCTTCAGCAGGCCCATGGCATTGCCGAAGCCGCCAGCGCCGGACACGAGTTTGGTGAACTGGAACACCAACTCGCCTGCGCCGACGATCAGCGCGCCGATCCCGGTGCGGATCAGGGCGCCACGCAGGATGACAAGACCGGTCGCGAGACCGCGCACCGATAGCGCAGCTGCGGCCAGCCCGGCGACCCAGCGCCCGGCCTTCACCGCGGCGAAGGTGGCGGCGTAAGTGGTCAGCCGACCCATGTTGTCCAAGAGTGCGGTGATGGCGATGCCGACCGGCCCGGTGCTTCGCGCCATGTCCGCCAGGGCTTGCCACGACCTCCAAGGCCGGGGCGACGGCAGCCGTGAGGCGGTTGGTCAGGCCGAGCCAGATCAGGCCCAACTTCGCGATCGCATCGCCGGTGCGTTCGATCTGCGCCGCATCGGTGTCGCTGACCGCCACCCCGAAATTCCCCGCATCCCGCGACCGCGACGGAAGCACCAGCGCGCGCAGATCGGGGCTTTCCTCGATCAGCGGGTCGATCCGTTGCTGCGACATACGTTTTGCCAGATCCACGGTTGGCTGCACCGCCAGGAACGGCCCCGGCGCGCGGTGCATGCAAAAGCCGATCCAGTTGTTCCCGGCCTCGGTCGCCCCAACCTGCGCGGCTTTCATAAACACCACGCGCTGCGCCGGGTGACTGGGCGACAGCGCATCCATCACGGCTTTCATGTAAGGCGTCCGGGCCGTGCGATAGGGCCCGGCCTCCGAGGCATCCCGCGACGACAGAACCCGGTGCCGGTCGGCCGAGGCTGTGTGAAAACTCGGTCGAGCATGCTCGACGTCGGAACGAGGTTCTCTCTCTGCCGTTACGGCAAGACTTTGTTTCGGGTCAGGCTACTACGGCGGGCACTCAGAGGAAAATGTTCTCACAAGACTCTCGAATACGTAGTTTTCACACAGCCTCGGCCCATTGCGACACCGTCAGCGATGGATCGAGAGCGAGCCCCGCCATCCAGGCACGCCGGACCTCCTCGGCCCCGTCGAAGCTTTCAGCGGAGCTCAACCTTCACCTCCGCCATTTCCGCCAGATGCGCGGGCAGATATGTGTCCAAGACCTGCTCCATCCGGTGCGCGTCCACACCCAGTTCCGCCGCCATGTTGTCGGCCACACGCGGCGGCCAGTTCAGCCAGGCGTCGCGCTCGCGCCGGGCCAGATCGAACACCATCGCCGTGGCCCGGGCGCGGTCGATCACCTCGGCCTTCATCTTTTCCAGCCGGACCTTCGCGGTCTGGGCCTTCAGAACCTCATTCGCCATCCGGGCGCGCAGGAACGACACCTCGCCGCCGGTGGCTTCCGGGCTGCCCGGATCGGTTCCGGCATCGCGCAACGTGTCGGCCACGGCCCGGATCGCGGCCTGCGGCACCGGCTTGGTGGCAGCCGCCCGCGCGGTGACAGCGGCCGTTTCCGCGCCCATCTGCCGGGCATGTTGGCCACGCTGCTTGGCCGGATCGGTCTGGGCGCCCCACTCAGAATCCGCCCGCGCCGGATCGATCGTGCCGTCGGACAGGGTGGTGATCCGGCCGGTGGCGATCGCTTTTCGGACTGCCGCTTCCGAGACGCCGCGCTGCGCGGCATAGCTTCGCCTCGACATTCCCATTCTGACCGAAACCTCATCTATTCAGTGACTTAGGAGTTGCTCTCTTTTGACGCCGTGCGCTGTCTGCAGCCATCGCAACGCAACGGAGATCGCCATGAAGACCGCCGCCAAGCCCCTGACAACCCACGAAGAATTCTGCCTTAAGAACGCCGCCCACTTTGTCGCCGCCCGCGGTCGGACGCCCGCCACCCGCACGCGCGAGCAATTCGCGACCCTGCCCGAGGCTCAAGCTTTCGGCGCGGCGATCGGCGACGGCCGCACGATGATCTACGCGGTCACCGGCCTCGGGCATTCCGCCCACATCACCAACGCCTAAAGGAGCCCGACCATGAAAACCAAAGCCCTCACCGCCGCGCAGATCGACACGCTTGCCCAGCGCCTTTCTGAAACCCCGATCGAACCGGCCACCAGCGCCAAGAAGGCGGGCGACACCTTCGCCCGCCTGCTGGCGGCAAGGATCGGCACCGAGCGCGCCGCCCTTGCCTTCACGTCGATAATGACCGCCGACACCTTCGATCAAGCGGAGGCCCGGCTGACCTTGGTGCTGGACTATGGCAACCCCGACCCTGTGGGCGTAGCGATCGTGGGCCCGGCCGACGATCCGAAGGCTGCGCCCGCCCCGGTTGTCGGCAAGCGGCAAGCCATTCTCGATCAGGCGCAGACCGGCGCACTGCCGCAGGCGCCGGATTTCTCCAAACCGACCCACGCCAGATTCCGCGCCAAGCTGGCTCAGATCGTGGCCTTGGCCGAGGCGGGCGACATAGCGGCCCTACTAGCTTTCGAGATCAACCCGGTCTCGTCCAGCCCCAAGGCCATGGCCCGCTACCGCGACCTTTGCGTGATCGCCATCACGGCGCGGATGGGGGCAGCAGCATGAAGATCACCCGCGAATTCTGCCCCGGCGATCGCTACGTCTATGATTTCGGGCTGTGCAGCTACGAAAACGGCTGGGCGCAGGTCGATACGGCGCAAGATGCGTCATATTTCGGAACTTGGGCCAATCCGGCCCGATTGATGATTTTCAGTTACTGCGAGGGCGACACGACCTTGAAAGAGGCCGTGTCGTCCGAGGAGTTCGCCGCGGAGCTGCGCGAGACTGATGCTTGGAACCGTGCGCACGGGTATGGCCCGGCGCGGATCGATCCGGGGTTTGATCCTGCGATGAAGGCGGCGTTCGCGGGGTTGGGACTGGCGGATATGCTTCATTGATACTTGGCAACTTCATGTCGACCCCTGTTCCAACTGCAAATGGAGAAGTCTAGCAGCGCGACGAGGTGTAGAACGTCTCCCTGGGGCGGTTGCAGTGGAAACGGGACAAGAGGGGCGTCAAAACAACGCTGACGTATGGGCCGATTTGACACCGCGTGGTCTCATTTTTCCGGGAAACTAACCATACTTTGGCTATTTATTTGGCATCATGATGCCAACTTGGAACTTTTTGAATCCAAAAAATGGTGTCATATTAGATCAGCAGCTTGGATAGGAGTTCAAGGAATGATCATTCGGTCGGATACACTAAAAGCGTACAGAGAACGTCACAGCATGTCGCAAGCAGATCTTTCGCGAGCAACGGAAGGTCCAGAGCGGGTCAGTATCAGCAGCATTAAGCGGATCGAAAGTGCGAACGGCGAGTACGAAGCAAACCCCAGAATCGCAAAGAGGCTGGCAGAAGTTCTGAAAGTCCAGCCGGAGGTGCTGGCGAAGGAACCGCGAGCACCGGAAGAGGCTGAACGACGGCTCCGCGACTATGGTTATCGGCCCCTCAAGGCCATGATTGATAGTGAAACCGCACTCGCGTTCCAGATGGTCGAACATCTCTACGGTATCCCGGCCAGAAGCCAGATCCTTATGGCGCCCTTATTCTGCGCCCTATTGGCAGAGGGCAGTTTCGCGTGGCGCCGCCAAAGCCTTGCTGAGATCGACGGGGCTGCTCATACCCTGCTTTCCATCGCAGGTGGCCATCTTTCGTTTGCTGGTTCTTTGGGGAGCGTCACCGAAGGGGCATTTCGTGAGGGCCGATCAATCGAAGCGCGGGATGTCTTTGGAAGGCAGTTGGTGGACGACTTCGTGAACGAAAACTTCGATCCTCAAGACCGCAATCCCTTTGCAGATTACCTTCAGGCATTTGCTGAGAAATCTGGCGCCAACGATATCAGCTTTGATCCTGAAGGTCTCGGCGGCTGGAAAACTTCGGAAGGCCTGCCTGAATATCGGATTGCCCCGGATGTTGTCGAGACCCTCACTGGCGGTGACCGCTGGGCAGAATTTGCCTTGCGCCATGGCTTCGCCCGCATCCGCGATATTCCAGACCACCTCATGGGCAAAGAGGAAAGCGCTGAGCGCATTGGGTGGCTAGCTTCGAAGGTTCCGGTCGAGGAACGTGCACGGCAAGAGGCACGGTTCGTGGATCTCGACATCGATTTTTAGTTTGAACCCAACTGGACGAAGAGGAGAGTGAGATGTTTCACGATCATGATTTGACCCGGCATGCGGATATGCGGTTGCGCCAGCGTGGTTTACGCGATGCTGATCTTCGGCTGCTCTTGACAGCAGCTTCGCAAGTTTCCCCGGATGCCTACCTGCTCACAGAACAGGATGCTGTCCGAGAAATTGCCCAACGAAAGCAAGAGATTCAATGCCTCGAACGTCTTAAAGGCTGCAAGGTTGTTGTCGCAGCTGGGACCATCATCACTTGTTATCGTGCGGGTCGGGAAAACCAGAAGAAGACGTTGCGCCACGGGAGGTCGACACAATGACCATAAGCCTTGCCGGAACAGCGATGCTGATTTCCTTGCCTGAAGCCACCGTTGCGCGGCTATTGGCCGTCCGCGCATCGGACCTTGATAGTATCTCCGATGTGGTTGATCGACTGTTAGCTGGGAGGGAACCGGCTAAACCAAGGGAGCTCGCATGCCAACAGACCTTTGGTGCGGCCAGTTCTCCGCAAGGAAAATATTCATGTGAAGTTCTTGGAAGCGCCTTTCAGGCATCGACACTCCCTGTTCTGTTCGGAGCAGTCATAGATTTGGTGAATGAGCTTGACCCTGCCGCATTGAAGCAATTTTCCCAAGATCGTGCTCGAAAGCGGACGTTTGTCTCCCATGATAAGCGAGCCATCCATCCGGGTAGGCCTGATCTGGGCGTGATCCGTACGGCGTCTGGCTGGTGGATCAGTAGCAACGTCGGCACCAAAGATATCGAGCGGGCACTTCGGGCTTTGGCGAAAACTACGGGCTTGGTATTCGGGAAAGATATCCGTTTCCCGGCTTGAGATGGACTGAGCTTTAAGGTGCACTCTGCAACCGCCTGTCAACGCAATGACCAATTCATATCCTTGGCAGAGGAGCAACGTTCCAGAACAGCACCTGTCCCGGCCCGCGCATGGCAACGCAGAACTCCCAAGCCTTCGCGTCATAATGCGGGTCCGCCGGAAACGGCGCGCCCATGATCGCCACCCGCCCGAAGGCCCGAGGATAGACGTGAACCCGTGCCCCGGCGACATCCTTCGGCGCCAGTTCCCGCCCGATCTGCACGACATGCCGCCGGGCTTTCGGCCAGGCCAGCGCCAAACCCCGCGCCAGAACACCCGATCCCGCCGCACACCAGACCTCGTCCGGATCAAGACCGGTGGCCAGTGCGGCCGCCGCAAGGGCCTCCGTTGCGCCGGGAATGTCGGCGCCGAAGGGGATCAGCGATACCCCAGTGTCGCGGCAGTACTGGCGCGCCCGGCTTTGCACGACGGTCAGATATCCGGGGGAGACAGGCACAACCTTGGCCCCGAGGCGGGCCGCTTCCAGCGTCCGGGCGTGCGGTTTGGCGCGCTGCGCGACAAAGATGGTCGCTTTCTTGCCCAGCGCCCGGGCAACATGTGCCAGAGCGGTTTGCGCGCCGCCTTCGGGGGGACTGGCATAGACGGCCTCCTGTACGCCATCGAACACGCGGCCAATGAAGCGGGCTTTGGTACCGCCGGGAGGTCATCGCGGACCACCCAGATCCCCGAATGGGTTTGCACAATCGGCACGGTCATTCTTGGGGTGCGTCCTCGCCGGTGCCATCGGCCTCGTCGATCTCGCCGAATTCCACCTGCCCGATAGCCTCGGTGGCCCGCTTGGGATCACCCTTGCAGAAGACCAGCACGTTCTGGTGGGTGCGGCCCAGCTTGCGCGAGGCTTCGAATTGCCGCCCGGCCCGGATCGGCAGCGAGCCCACTGCGGTGACAAGGATCGCATCGTTGTAGAACCGGGCGCCCGTGGCCTCGAAGGCCTCGACCGTTTTACCCGGCAGGTTGACGAAGAAGCCGCCCGCGTCGCGCACATCGCCGATCACCCAGACGGCGAAACGATCGTCGCGCAGGCGGGAGACGGCCCCGGCGATGATCCGGGCGTAGGCGTCGAAGAAGGCATCTTTGCTCAGCGTGGACAGATCGGCCGGGTCGTCGGAATAGACCTCGAGGTTCCAATAGGGCGGGCAGCTGAAGATCAGATCAGCATCAACGCCTTTGGCCAGCGTGGCGATGTCGCGGCTGTCGCCGGTGATCCATTGTGGGGCAGGGCCTGCGCCCAGTGCTGCCTGCGCCTGATTGGCTGCGACCTGTTCGGCGCGCAGTTCGATGCCGACGTAGGCCCGTCCAAGCTGGGAAGCGACGATGCCGCGCACCGAGCCACCCGCAAAAGGATCGAGCACTATGCCGCCCTGTGGGCAGAACCAGCGATAGGCGATTTCGCACAGGACCGGATCGAAGATCGACGTGCCCGACGCGGTGGCCGCATCCGAGGCTTGGTAATGATCGGCGAGGAAGGCTTCGGTCGTCAGTTCATGGCCCAGTTCGGCCTCTTTGGCGCGCTTCCTGGCATAGAAGCTGGGATCGCCCGACGAATGCGACGGCATCAGAACGCCACCGTTGGTCTTGTCGGCGCCAACCACATGCTCGCCGCGCATCAGGTCCTGGCCAAAAGTGCGGGCGAGGGATTTAGCCATGTGCGGCCTCCCTTTTCTGGCGGCGGGCGGTGGCAGCCTTGGCGACCTGATCGGCCAGACCACCACCGCCGAGGACCGCGCCGTCGTTGAACGCCTTGGCTGCGCCGGGTTTGTAATCCTTGCGGGAGCCGTTGCCCGGCATCGGGCTACCACCCGGACAGGCGCGATCTCCCTCACCGCGGCCAAGTTCCGACCGGATGCCCATGTCGAGCCAGGCGCGCTTGCGATCCTGCCACCAGCCCTTGCGGGCATCGAGGATCGAGAAGGGCGGGATGCCGAAGCGAGCGGCGAGGCTGCCGGAGGACGAGGCGGCGGGTTGGCTTTCGCTGTCGCCAACCTCGTCGCCCGATCCCCCGCCGCCCAGCGCCCTCGCGTCGCCAAATTCAAACCCTGCCAGCAATTCCTCCAGTTCAGCCTCGTCGAAGCCGATCATGTCCAGATCGAAGTTTTCGTCGCGCAGCGCGGCCAGTTCCGAGGCCAGCATCGCGTTATCCCACCCGGCGTTTTCGGCAATCCGGTTGTCCGCAAGGATCAGGGCGCGGCGCTGGGCCTCGGACAGATGGTCCAGAACGATCACGGGCACCTCCGCGAGGCCAAGGGATTGCGCCGCCATCAATCGCCCATGCCCGGCGATGATCACATCGTCCTCGCCGATCAGGATCGGATTGGTGAAGCCAAACTCCGCGATCGAGGCCGCGATCTGCGCTACCTGATCGGCGGAATGGGTCCGGGCGTTGCGGATGTAGGGCACCAGCCGAGAGGTTTGCATCATGTCGATCTGCAAGGGATGGTCTCCGAGAAATGAAAAGGCCCGGCGATGAACACCGGGCCAGTTGGGGCGGGGCAGGGAGGCAGAACGGCGATCGGCAGGTGCGTGCGTACCTGCGAACCCAAGAGTGCGCACCCAAAGGTGCGAACCCAGAAAAAATGTTTGACGCTAGAGACTTACCGCGCCTCTGCCCCCCGCATACACCTCAAGCCCGGGTGGAACCAAGGCCGGGGGGGCATCGCGAGGGGCGTGGGGCGAGCGCCCGAAACGGCGGTGGAGCCAAGCGATCTGTCGCCCATGTGTTCCACCAGCCTATCGCTTTTATGCCTCAAAACCGGGAGAAATGTCTCGCCTGAAGTTCAACGTGTTTTGCGGGTTATCCTGCGTGTTCACCACGCTTTCACGCGGGATTGCGCCGGGTGTCGGAACGGGAGGCTCCGGCACCTTCAGCTTACGCTTTGTTTTCGTTTGAGAATTCAGCTTCTTTGCAATCGTCAAAAGCGCCGCCGCCCAGCGCCGCCAGGCGTT